GTTCGGAATAGCGGGAATCCTCCCGGACACGTCCGCTACCGGTGGGATAGCTTACTTTCACAAGCGGCTGCCCCGTCTATAATTTAACAAACAAAAAAGCACCTATTTAGGGGTAGGGAACCCCGGAGCGGATAAACCGCCCCTTTTTTAACTGCATACTTCTACCAAGTTCGCCAGCTTAAAAGAGCGGTATTCCTGTCTCTCGGTGTCGTAGTACGTTTGCAACGTCTCATTTGCCTTTCTTCCTGTGCCCCGTGTCGGTGGTAGCATAGACTCTTTCAGTGTCCCGTATGCCTCTCTAATCGTCCCGTCCACCTTGCGGAAATAAAACCGCACGATCCGATGTTTCATTTGCGCTATCAACTTCATATTTGCCCATGCCATTTTGAAAAGTTGCGATTTGTTGATTTTCGTTTTCATATCTTTGTTTGTTTTTGTTTGATGTGACAAAGATAAAGCGTATTGCTTTACCAAACAAGCGATATGATTTAAAAAGTAAAGTATTTAAC